ACAAGTTGAGACATTGCAGTGTTTCCTTGAACAGTGCAAGTTATTTGATTGTCTCTTAGCATCTGACGAGCTACGTTAAGTGTACTGGGCGTAGCCTCTCCACTTTCTATTTGTTGTACTAGTTCAGTGATGGTTAATGACATCAGCTTATCTAGTAGGTCTTTATTTGGATCTGACATAATTATTGAAAGTCTAGAAGTTGTGATAGTGCATTTTCACCTGCACCTAATTTAGACAAGGATTTAGCTCTCTTAACACGTTTATGTTTTTCATTCACTTCTGGGAACTCTCTCAAGGTCTTCTCAAGAGCAGCTGCACGATATTCAGCCATGACTCGATTAAGTAGATCAACACGAGGACTCTTGAACCCTCCTTCAGAGAATGTGCTTAGTCGTCTGTATTTAGCAGACTTTATAAGACGTTCTAGAGATTGACGTAATGTCCGTCCACGAATGCGAGTTGTTCCAATAAGTTCAAGTCGTCTGTCGTGTGCTGTCTGTCCTTTATCGTTGATGTATTCATCGAGATTGATAACTCTGTCTAGTTTAGCACGAGGGTTACTGAAGCCATGCTCTAGCTGTGCTAGTTCTTCAAAGACTACATCTCCATCACGAGTAGACATACGAGAAGGGTTGAACGGACCAACAAATGGTACTTGTTCTGCAACAATAGGCTCACCTAGCAGATTACGTTTAGGATCTAATCGAGCATTACCCATAGGAAGTTTCTTCAAGATTGCATCGCTTAGGCTACGTACTTCACGAGTAGTAGTATCTCCAGCAACAGACTGACCTTGGTACAAGATGTTAGGAACAAAGCCACCACCAAGATTGTTGATCATCTTCTCCATCTTGTTTTCAGGATCGGATAAGGCATCAGACAGTAACTGTAGACCTGCAAGGTAAGACTTGTCGGTAAGGTTACGAGTCATAGATACAGTAGCAGCAGAAAATACACGCTCCATAACAGTAGTGTTAAGTTCGTCTGCATTGTCTAACTGTTCTACCAAGTCAACGATAACACCCATGTGTGCGCCTATTGGATCAAGACCAGAGAACGATGCATACTTATTACCTAACTTGAAGGAGTAACGTTGCCATCCTGTTTGTTCTAGAGTCTTGAGTTCGCTAATGTCAGCTGGTCCACCACCTGTGATGAAGTCACGATTTGAGTATACCATGTACAACAGAGTTGCGTTGATCATAGCAGAAGTAGATAGCTTACCTATTGCTCTAGCTCTTTCTACTGGGTTACGTGATTCTAACTCTAGACGCATCTTCTCTTGTGTCTGCTTTAGCATAGGCAAGTCTGGCATACGTCCTAGCACATTACGGCTAAGTTCTGGAGCAGCAAAGAACGCACGATCAAACGAGAACTTCAAGATGTTGATTGGTGTACGAACAAATGGGAAGATAAACTTCATGAACGGAACTGTTTGTACAATTGCTTGTGCAAGTTCAGCAGCTTTACCAGCATCGTTTGTAAACGTACCATAACGAGCAAACTCAGTCGAACGAGCAGATAGATTATCAATCTCTGCCATGTTCTCAAAACCAAGTCCACCTTCTTCAACTGACTTTAGTTTGTCAGCTCTAAGCTGTGTTTGTTCCTCTATAATCTGTTGTACTTTTGTACCACGCTCTGATGGAAGCATACGTTGTCCACCCTTAGCTACAGCTTCCTCATCCATTTTGTTTACTGATTCGTTAGCAAACTTGATCATGGAACTGTTGTTGAAGGCTCGCTCACCATTGACCAGAACAGTGTCTATTCCGTCAGCTACATACTCAGCTAGTTCATCAGGGTTCTTAATACCAAGCTTCATACCTTTCAAGGTAAGCTCTAGCTTGGCGTTCTGACGGAACAAGGATTGTTTGAACACCTCGTCCATAGATAGTAGAAGCTTTGTAGGAATGTTGACTACGTTCTCACCAAAGTAGTTGAACGCATTCTTCATTGTCTCTTCTGGAGAAGCACCCTCAAAGTATAGTGGACGCTCTGTACGAGCTGTGTTCTCTAATGGAGAACGTCCAGTATCCAGTAACTGTTCGTCTAACTTGTAGGCTTTCAAGAAGAAGTCCATGCCTTCTCTGAATGACTCAAGTGTAGCAAACTCTTTTAGAACTTGTTTAGTGATAGCTTTGTTTACAAACACACCACCAACTGCTGCTTCTACTTGAAGTAGAGACTGAGCAATGAAGTTACCAATACCATTCTTCATGAATGTTCTTGGACCAGAGAGTAGAGAGTTAACATACCAGTTCTGTGCTTTGGTCATGAATCCTTTAGGATCAGAAGCACGAGCTTGTTTAACAATACCTAGTGTACGATTGATGACATCAGAAGCATCACCTGCAAGTAAGATACGATTAATGAGAACCTCAAAGTTACCCTCACTATTATTAGCCATGAACTCATTGACAATCTCTTTAGAACGTAGCTCGACTTCTGATAGGGAAACACGAGTGCGTTTGAACTGTGTAGACTGCAAGCCCTGACCAAAGCCACGACGTAAGTTAGAACCTGCTGCAACAAGGTGTAGCATCTTCTTGAGGCTTCCTACAAGATCTGCTTTGTCAGCATCTGTTAGTGCTGTGCCTTTTGCAGCTATCTCTTGTGCTTTGGTGTAGACGTTGTCTGCTTGGTCTGTAGCCATAGACTCTACGACATACATACGAGAAGCAATACGACGTAGTTCATTTGCATCCTTACCAGCAGCTTTGACCTCAGAGTCAATCAGATCAGTCTGTGTTCCAGTTAACTCACTGAAGCGTTTCACTGCTTGAACAATACCACCCTTCTCTAAACTACTTGCTTTTAGCTTAGGACTTGCTTTGAGATCTGCTTCTACTTTCTTCTCAGCTGCTGCTAACAGCTCTCCAAGATCGTTAGTTGTCTCAGCCCTGTCCAAAGCATTTCTAACACCTGTGATAGCAATTCGACCACCACGAGGAATATCGTCCAGTTCTACTTCGATTTCTCCAGCCAGTGTATTCATCTGTGCAGACTTACGCTGTTGTTGACGCTGTTGGAACGCACGACTACTACGTGTAGGGAACATACGTTGTTTAGCATCTACAGCATAGTTTATTGGATCATAACGTTTCTTGTGCTTAGACACTAGGTCAGAGTAAGCTAGGACAGTGTCCTCAAGTAATGTTCCTTCAGCATCAAGTCCAATAAACTCTTTAAGAACTTGCATGATTTCATCGAACAGACTCTTATCAGCATCACTGTCTATACCTTTTAGGAATGACTGGAACTGAGGATTAGACATAGCTTCCGTTATGAACTCATCTACGTTTGTAAATCCATACCATTCTTCAGTAGGTTTTCCATATTTATCAGCATAAGTATCAGGATCATTGAAGTGATTCAGAAAATTAGCGTGTTCTTCAGGAATATTTTCTACAGCTTTACGGTAAGCTTTGAGAAGTTTACGAGCAGGTTTAGAAGTATTCTTATCAGCAATGACCTTTTCTACCTGTTTTAGGTAGTTCATTCCTGTTACTCTAGTTCTAGAAGCAGACACTGCTGGTGGAATTTTTGTTACTACAGTAGCGTGAACAATCTCGTGCAGTAGTGTACCTTCACCAAAGATTTGATCAGGGTCTCCTCCTTGCATGACTCCTTGTCTGCTAGTATACAGTTCAACTTGGTTTGCTTCAGGAATGTATGCTCCTGCTCCTTCACCACCAAAGTAAGATCTAATCGAAGCTTCGTTTACTTCTATATCATCGCCCACCAATTTACGTATTGATTTTGCAAGTCTTCGTACTTCTGGAGAAGAGCCATTAGCTTCAAGTCTTTCAAGAGCAAACTTAACAGTTACATTGTCGTCATTTATTGGGGCAGCATTTGGATCACGTTCTGCTCTAAGTACGTCAAGATCTGACATTCTCATGACCTTATCTACACCAAGAGCAGCACGTAGCTCAGGATCTTTTATTTGAGTACCTAAGCGTTCGTTGGCTTTAGTGCGAACTCCCCACATGGACACGCCTCTAGATACAGACTCTTTCATCTCAGGAGTAATATCAATACTATAAGATTCAAGGGGAGCTTTAGCTCCAGCTCCTTTTCTCACTTCGTATCGTTTAAAGAAAATATCAAACAGTGGTTTGTAAAACTCAGCGTCTGATTCGCTAGACTGGCTCACCTCTTCAAACATATCTGCAAGAGCATTGGGATCTTCTATATCTAGCCCCATTTCTTCATTGTCTCTGTTCCAATAAGGGTCGTTAAGTGCCTGTTGATCGTTCCAAGCCTTCATCGCCTCGTGCCAAGCTTCTTCTGGTGACACTTCTTTTTTAGTTCTTCGATCTATCGTATTTATACGAGGATCTTCTGCAAATGTTTGGAAACTATCGAGAATATCTACCGTACTGAAGTCTTGTTCAGGTAAACCTAGTGTTTTAATCAAGGGTTGAAAAGAATCGTATATTGTATTTTCAGGACTTCTTTCTACATTTTTAAGTGCTGTTTTTGAATTAAAAGCTTTGGCAAATCTGTCTACAGCTTTAGGCATTTGCCCATCGTATTGCTGAATGAAAGGTTCAGGTGCAACTTTTACTCCATAGTCTTCCTGTGTTCTGCCGTTTTCCCATGTATCAATATCGTCTGAGGCTTGTTTACCAAAGTAAGACTCTAATTCTTCTTTATTTTTAAACACTTTATCCGTAACTTCGCCATTCTTTTCAATAGTCATAGCATAAGATCCATTGCTGTTCTTATTACGTAGTGTTAATTTACTTAAGTTGGTATCGTATAAAGAAGCAATTTCTTGTCCTTTTGCCCATGAAACTCTATCATACCCTTCAGTTGCTGCCATTTGAAGCACAGCACGAATTGTTGATCCTATGTAGCTTTTTTCAATAGGCTGCGGTTTAAGAGTTTCTTCTAACTCTAAGCCTTTACTTGCTGCTTTTCTTCGTGCTTTATTAGTTGATTGTAGATAATCAGACTGTAACTCTTCAACATATAAAGTACGTTGTCCATCTTCGTCATATCTATCTTTAGTTCTAAAGTGAGCAATATTTGCTCTCCCTTCTGACTTTGCTACGTTCTCATAGTGTGCAGTCCAAGTATCTGCTATGTCTTTAATTTCTTTAGAAGACTTACCCATTTGCTCCACTTGCTTTTCTCCAGCCACTTCTATTGTAAACTCTCTGTAGTTATCGCCTCCTACTTGTGTGCCTATTAAATTATAGTAGTCATTTGGACTTTGTTCTATAATTTTTAAGTTAAGAGCGTTCTCTTGAATGATTCTGCGTAGCCCTTGTTTAGTAATTTTATTTTTTACTATTTCTGAAGGATCAGCTAATTCTTTTAAAGTTTCGGCATTATTAATACCCATCCATTTTAGCTCCTCAGACAAGCCACGCATACCTCCAGTGGCTTTGTTAAGCATTTTGTCTACTTGGTGGAGAAACACTGACTCATCTTTTAATTGATCTACAGCACGTAAAGATGGGCTGTAAGCATTATAAGTCTCTACTTCGCCATATAAACGTTGATTAAATGCGCCAGCATTTTCACGAAGGTACTGACCTCCGTCTTCACCACGACGATTCTTACGTAAGCCTCTGAGACCTACAACCATACCACCAACAAGTCCTGTTAGACCTAAGCCTTCTAAGGAGTTCTTAAAACGTCCTTCAAGTTCTGCATCATCTTCACGAGCTTCTAGAAACTCTGTAACAGGGTTGCTTAACTGTGGGAAAGCTTGAATAAGATTAGAGAGACGCTCTTCCTGTGCGTCAAAGGCTACAAAATCTGTAGCTGTTTCAGCAGCAAGAACACCTTTCCAGTTGAGAACTTCTTTACCTTT